ATGAGCAGGGTCTGACCATGATAGCCAACCAAAAGGTCACAAGGCTCTTTGATATGGTAAACAGTAGCTCCAACAGCTCTGAGAGCCTCCACAATGGCTTTTTGGTTATTATCAATCCTACTTGCTATTCTCATTTTGTAATTCCTTAATCTTTTGAGACACATCTTTTGCCAAATTTTTTAGCAATGGTTCTGTTTCTTGTTTTTGTTTAACTGCATACCTTACATAATCTATCCAACCATTTCTCAAAGCCAATTCAGCATAAAACTTAACTATGCTTGCATATTCTGCATCCCAGTCAAACATTTTCTATAATCCATTTCCTCATTTTTCACCTTTGATATTTATGAGAAGTTAGACTTTTTCGCAATTCATTTATTTTTTCTCGTATTTCATCAGACATTGGTGGAACATCTGGTGGTGGTAAATAAACTTGAGTTTCAATTCGTAATTTTGGACATTCCATCAATAATTTTTTAAATTGAATTAAATTTGGAGGTCTTTCAGGTAGATTTTCAAAAGCCCATCTGAAACAATCCCATTTTTCATGAAAAAAATTAAGCTCATTAGCCCAAAGTTCTTTGACTTCATGAATGTCATTTAATGCCCACATGGAATCCCAACTTGATCCATAGGTATTGGAAAGTCTTAAAAAAACCTTGTTTATAACTTCTATGGGTAGGCTCATTTCAGCTCCAATATGTCATTAGGGGTTATGTCAATAGTTGATCTTCTAGTTTTTCCTACCATTTCATCATGTCTAGCTTTTTTAATTTCTAAATCACTTTGGTAAAAAGATTTTTGTTTGTTTTTAGAAATATCTTGTCTTCTTACCCAATTTCTCCAAGTTGCTGACCAATCAGTTTTACTTGCATCTTTAGGTTTGGAAATCCAATAATCTTTGAAAGATTCAGCTATTTTTTGTGGATCAAGGTCTGGTCTTTCTGATCTACAAAAATTGTAATCATCATCAGATAATTTCCAGTTTGGGGAAAGCCTTGAGGCTTTTGTCTTTATCTCTGTCTCTTTCTCTTTCTCTAACTCTGTCTCTGTCTCTGTCTCTAGACTATCATGTTGATATACTTTTGATATCACATTGATATCATCATGTATCAGCCAATGATTAAGTTTAGATAAGCAATCTTTAGTAGTCTTTAATGGCAATCTAAGTCTAAAACTAAGTGTTTTTAGTTCAGGTATATTTCCATCATCTTCAGAGGCAATAAGCCAAAGCATACAAAGAACTTTTGAAGACAAAGGGTCAAGCTCATGCCAGTCTATGTCATCCAAAAGGTCACGATACAGTTTTACCCAAGGTGGTTTCCTATCCTTAAAATGCTGAAATTTAGTCCAATTTTTTATTCTCATAAATGCTCCGCGTTACTCCCAGAAAAGAAACTATGGCAGGAGGGGAGTTCTCTTTTCGATCTGCTCATGACTTCAGATCTAGCCCAGTTTCAAAAAATTATATATTAAAATCTTGGTGTTTTATCAAACCACTCAGGTTTTAAGACTTTCAATTGCCAAACTCTGCCCTCTGGAATTTTTTTCCATTTGTGCACACTCTGTCTTTCTACTCCTAATATTCTTGCTAACTTAGAAGCAGACCCAGCTAATTCAATTGCTCTTTGTTTTTCCATGTTGTAATTGTAAGACATAACTTACATAAAAGCAACACATTTAAATATTTTTTGTAAATTGTGGTTATTTAGTCAGATTTGGCTTACACTTAATTTATCAGGACAGCAACTGATATTTTTAAATTAAGACTAAATTAAGGAAACATTATGAGCAATAGATCATTTTATGAACCAGATGGTAACTATGATGAAGACCCTGAGATTGCAGAATTAAGGGCTAAAGATTTTTTTGAAAAGCAGTATAGAAGTCATTATTTTGCACATCCACACTGCCAAGACCCTGACCATCCAGGATGCCCAAATTGCGAACCAGAGGACTTTGAAGATGACAATTAAATTTAGAAAAGGGAATATTAATCCCACAACAAAAACATTTCCAAGAACACTAGCTGAGGCATTTCCTGAGAATCCAGAGCCAAACTTTGAGCAAGAAGGTTTTGACAAGGAAGACAAAATGGTTATCACAGCCTGTATTGTTATTGCATTTATTTTATTTATTTTAATTACATGGGGAACATTATGACTAATCAAGGTGGAAAGTTAATAGCAACAGCATTTGTAAAGGCACAGAAAGAGTTTGGACCAGCTTTGAAGTCCAGCACTAATCCACACTTTAAATCCAAATATGCAGACCTTTCAGCCTGTGTGGAGGCTGTAATTGATGCCTTAAACAACAATGGCATAGGGATGATGCAAAAGCTATATGAAAATGCAACTGGAGTGAGTGTAGAAACTATATTCCTGCATGAGTCTGGGGAGACTTTGGAATGTGGTGTTTTGCATGTTCCTGCAAGCAAACAAGACCCACAGGGTTATGGCAGTGCTTTGACCTATGCAAGACGCTACTCCCTGATGAGTGCTTGTGGCATTGCTCCAGAAGATGATGATGGCAATATGGCATCTAGAAAGCCAGAGCCAAAATCTACTGTAAATGAGTCTGAAATGGTTGACTGGCTAGAGGCAATAGCTCAAAGCCAAGATTTGCCTGAGTTGCAGAAAAACTTTGTAAAGGCTATTTCAGCCACTGATGGTGATAAACAATGGCAACTTAAGGTAATTGCTGTAAAAGACAAGATGAAAAAGAAATTGGAGGCTAAATAATGGACATAGAACAAGGCACAGATGAGTGGTTTCAGGTTAGACTTGGAAAGGTCACAGCATCAAGAGTTGCAGACATAGTAGCAAAGACCAAATCAGGCTATTCCACAAGCAGGGATAACTATATGGCTCAATTGCTATGTGAGAGGCTTACAGGAAAGCCTGGTGAGTCTTTTAGCAACTCTGCTATGCAGTGGGGAACTGAGACTGAGCCACTGGCTAGGGCAAGCTATGAGGTCAAGTACAACTGCATGGTTAACCAAGTAGGATTTGTCCAGCATCCCAGAATTGAGATGTCTGGTGCAAGTCCAGATGGTTTGGTTGATGGGGGATTGTTGGAGATTAAATGTCCAAACACAGCCACACACGTTGACACTTTGTTATCTGGCAAAGTGCCTAGCAAGTACATTACCCAAATGACATGGCAAATGGGTTGCACACAGACTAACTGGTGTGACTTTGTGAGCTATGACCCCAGGATGCCTGAGAATCTTCAACTTTTCTGCAAAAGAGTTGACTTGGATCAAGCATATTTGGCTGAATTAGAGACTGAAGTAATCCAGTTTTTAAAAGAGCTAGAAGATAAAGTAAATAAATTAAGGAACTTAAATGTCTAAAGTAATCTCAGAACTTAGCACCATTGTTGGCACATACACAGACAAGGATGGCAACAAAAAGAACAAATATCATAGGCTTGGGTCTATTATTGATACACCACAAGGACACATGCTTAAGATAGACTCAATTCCAGTTTGTGACCCTCCTTGGTCTGGATGGGCATGGATTAATCCTCCAAAGGAAAGAACAATTAGCTTTGACAAAAAGGATGATGACATAGGGTTCTAAGGTTTTGGGAGGTGGTAAGGGTTAGCGCCTTGCTTGGATTTAGAGAATGAAACTTGTACACACACTGCTTTATGTGAGCCTCCCAATTTATATTTACATTAAGGAAAAATTATGAAACAAATTACGATTTTTGAACAAATAAATGAAATGTTTAACAGCTCTGGTTTATTAAGCAGGCACTTTGGGACTGAATCTAAGATGTTAGCCAGAAAGACTGACCCAGAAACATCAAAAGCCTCAGCTCAAACTGTGGACACAACCAAGCTAAAAGAAATTGTCTATGAGGCTATTAAGTCTTTTGGGGAGAAAGGATGCATTTCTGATGAAGTGCTAGATATGTTTCCAAAGCATAGATATAGCTCAATCACTGCTAGATATGCACCACTACTTAGAAAAGGATTTATAGAGGCTACTGGTGAGACTAGGAAAGGTAATTCTGGCAAGCAACAAA